GAGCCGGTCGCCGCGCTCTACGAGGCGGGGAAGGTGTGGCACGCCGGTGCGTTTCCGGCGCTGGAGGACGAGCTGTGCGGGCTGCAGGCGGGCGGCGGCTATGAAGGGCCGGGGCGCTCGCCCGACCGCGCGGACGCATTGGTGTGGGCGCTGACCGAGCTGATGCTCGGACGGCGCGGCGCGGCGGCGATACGCGGGCTTTAGAGCGGTTGTCGATCCGATTGCATCGGATCACCGCTCTATTTCCCTTTGTTTACCGCGATTTCCGAGCCGGCAGGCGATTCCACCTACCTCGAAATCGCGCTAGGGGTTCAAGGAGACCAACATGAGATTGTTCGGCTGGAAAGCCGGGCGCGACGCGTCGCGCCCGGCGCTTTCGCGGGGGCACGGCTATTTCGACGCCGCCGGGCGCTGGCCGCAGGGTTATGAGGCGCAGGTCCGCACCGGCTATGCCGCCAATGCGGTCGCGCAGCGCGCGGTGCGGCTGGTGGCGGAGAGCGTCGGCGGCGCGCCGGTCGATGCCTCGGCGCCCGATCTCGCGCGGCTGATCGGCGCGCGCGTGGCGGGGGAGCGGCTGCCCGGGGTGATCGCGGCGCAATTGCTGCTCCACGGCAATGCCTTCGTCCAGATATTGCGCGATGCGCAAGGCGAGGCGGCGGCGCTCTATCCGCTGCGCCCCGAACGCGTGACGATCGAGCTCGACGCGACCGGCTGGCCGGCGGGCTATGTCTATCGCGTCGGCGGGCGGACGACGCGGCTGGCGGCGGAGGAGGTGATCCATATCCGCAGCTTCAACCCGCTCGACGATCATTACGGGCTCGGCTGCCTCGGCGCGGCATCGGCGGCGATCGCGATCCACAACGCCGCGGCGACGTGGAACAAGGCACTGCTCGACAATGCCGCGCGCCCGTCCGGCGCGCTGGTCTACGATCCCGGCGACGGATCGGCGCTGTCGGCCGAGCAATTCGGCCGGCTCAAGGAGGAGATGGAGGCGGGGTTCGCCGGGGCGGGCAATGCCGGGCGGCCGATGCTGCTCGAAGGCGGGCTGCGCTGGCAGCCGCTGAGCCTTTCCCCCGCCGATATGGATTTCATCGCGCTCAAGGCGGCGGCGGCGCGCGAGATCGCGCTGGCGTTCGGCGTCCCGCCGATGCTGCTCGGGCTGCCGGGCGACGCGACCTACGCCAATTATCGCGAGGCCAACCGCGCCTTGTGGCGCACGACCGTGCTGCCGCTGGCGGACGCGATCCTCGCGGCGCTGGCCGCGGGGCTGGCGGCGTGGTTCCCCGAGGCGCGGCTCGCGGTCGATCCCGATCGCGTGCCGGCGCTGGTCGAGGATCGCGAGCGGCTGTGGCGGATGGTCTCCGCGGCGACGTTCATCACCGATGCGGAGAAGCGCGAGATGGTGGGGTGGGGGCAATGACCGCGGGGATCCTGGCGCAGCTGATCGCGCAAGGGTCGGCGGGCGGCACCGATCTGGCGACGCTGCGCGCGATCGCCGAGGAAGCCGGCGAGCTTGCCGCGACCCGCGCGCTGACCCGGCTCGGGCTCGCCGACGAGGAGGCGGTGCGCGACGTGGCCGAGCTGCGCGCGCTGCTCGCCGCGTGGCGCGATGCCAAGCGCAGCGCGTGGAAGGCGGCGGCGGGGTGGCTCGCGGCGCTGCTGCTCACCGCGATCGCGGTCAAATTCGGGTTCGGCCAATGGGTGAAGTGACGCGGATCCGCGGGCATGCCGCGGTCTATGACCGCGTCGACCGGACGGGCGACGTGATGCGGCGCGGTTTGTTCGGCGCACTCCGCCCGGTGCCGCTGCTGGCCCAGCATCGCGGGCCCCCGGTGGGGACGATCGCGGCGATCGGCGAGGATGCGCTGGGGGTGTGGATCGAGGCGACGATCGAGGATGCGGCGGCGGCGCGGCTGGTGCGCGGGCGCGGGCTGGCCGGGCTGTCGGTCGGCTATCGCCCGGTGACGACGCGGCAGGGCGCGTGGCGCGAAATCGTCGCCGCCGAGCTGATCGAGGTGAGCCTCGTCGCGCAGCCGGCGCAGCCCGCGGCGCGGGTGGAGTGGATTTCCAGTGATTAGATTGGCGTGATCCAGGCTCCGCCGACGCCGTTTCGTCACGCCGGACTTGATCCGGCATCCAGAGCCACGGGCGGCAGCGTTGGTGGCTCTGGATGCCCGGTCGAGCCCGGCATGACGGTCTGACGCCGGGCGGGATGGATCAAAAATTCGATCGGAGACGGGCTCCGATATTTCGCCGGCTGACGGCCGGCTGGGGGAGGCGTGTATGGACGAGACGGTGATGGCGCGGCCGGTGCTGGAAGGCGCGGCGGCGGGGAAAGCGGCGAGCGCGGCGTTCGACAATTATGTCCGCAGCGGCGCGACGCTCGAGATGAAGGCGTTTACCGGGGTGACCGGCGATGCCGGCGGTTTCGCGATGCCCAGGGAGATCGACGCGCGGATCGATGCGACGTTGAAGTCGATCTCGCCGATCCGGGCGATCGCCAATGTCGTCAAGGTGGGGTCGGCGGGATATCGCAAGCTGATCACCACCGGGGGCACTCCCTCCGGCTGGGCGTCGGAGACCGCGCCGCGCCCCGAGACGGCGACCCCGTCGTTCGTCGAGATCGCCCCGCCGATGGGCGAGCTCTATGCCAATCCGACCGCGACTCAGGCGATGCTCGACGATGCGATGTTCGATGCCGAGCAATGGCTGGCGGAGGAGATCGCGACCGAATTCGCACGCGCCGAGGGCGCGGCGTTCGTCAGCGGGAACGGGACGAACCGGCCGAAGGGCTTTCTCCAGGCGCCGGTCGCGGCGACCGGGGACGCGACGCGCGCGTTCGGGACGCTGCAATATCTGCCCTCGGGGGCGGCAGGGGATTTTTCGACCAACCCGCAGGAGCGGCTGATCGATCTGGTGCAGAGCCTGCGCGCGCCCTATCGCCAGGGCGCGGTGTTCGTGATGAATGCCGCGACGCTGGCGCGGATCCGCAAGTTCAAGACCGCCGACGGCGCGTTCGTGTGGCAGCCGAGCCTCGCGCAGGGCCAGCCGGCGACCTTGCTCGGCTATCCGGTGGTCGAGGCGGAGGACATGCCCGATGTCGCGGCCAATGCGCTGTCGATCGCGTTCGGCAATTTCCGCGCCGGCTATCTCGTCGCCGAGCGCAGCGAGACCGCGATCCTGCGCGATCCCTATAGCAACAAGCCGTTCGTCAGCTTCTACGCGACGAAGCGGATCGGCGGGGGCGTGGCCGACAGCAACGCGATCAAGCTGATGAAATTCGCCGCGGCCTGAGCGGCGGCAACATCCGTGCGAAAGGGCAATTTCGGCCCTGACCACCGGCGTCATGCTGACGAAAGTCAGCATCCAGAGCCCCAGCCGTCACGGCTCGTGACTCTGGATGCCGGGTCGAGCCCGGCATGACGGCCGGGGGCCGGGCCATCTTAAGGAAAAGACGAGAGGGAGCGGGCAACATGGCCGATCCATTTGCGAATAACGCCGATACGTTGAGGACGCCGGCGCGGCGCGCGGTCGCGGTGGTGCCGCATGACGTCAACGCGCTGAGCGACATCCCCAAGGCGCTGTATGTCGGCACCGGGGGGACGATCGTGATGCGCGGGGCGGCGGACACCGGCGACCAGATCTGGAAGAATGTGCCGGCGGGCACGGTGCTGCGGTTCCGCGCGCAATATGTCCGCGCGACCGGCACCACCGCGGGCGACATGCTCGCGCTTTACTAGCCGCCCCTCCTTGCTCCCCTCCTTTGTGAAGGGAGGGGAGAAGAAGGGGGCGACGCTTTTCGACTTTTCGAACCGGGGGGCTCGACATGGCACAGATTGGCGAAGGGGGCGGGCGATGAGCGCCGCCCCGATCCCGCCCGCGGCGATCGCCGGGGCGGTCACGGCGGCGCGCGATTTCCTGCGCAGCCCCGGCGACGACGAGCCGAGGGTGATGGCGCAATTCGCCGCGAGCGCGTTGCTGATCGGCGAGGCGTTCACCGGCACTCTCCTCATCGCGCGCGCAGTGGAGGAGGCGATCCCCGCCGCGACGGCGTGGCGGCTGCTCGCCGAGGCGCCGGTGCGCGCGATCGACGCGGTCGGCGATCTGCCGCCGGCCGATTATGCGATCGATATCGACGGCGACGCGCGCGGCTGGGTGCGGTTCGCGCGCGCGCGCGTCGGGCGGGTGACGGTGCGCTACACCGCCGGGCTCGCCGCGGACTGGGCGGGGCTCCCCGCGCCGCTGGCGCAGGGTGTCGTCGCGCTGATCGCGCATCTCTACGAGGACCGCGGGCGCGCGACCCAGCCGCCGGCGGCGGTCACCGCTTTGTGGCGGCCATATCGCCGGATGCGGCTGGCGACGGAGCGGCGATCGTGACCCGCTGGGCGGAGATCGCGGCGCGGGCCGGCGCGCGGCGCGCGGTGCGCGTCGCCGAGCGGCTGGCGGCGCGGGTGGCGCTGCCGGGGGCGCGGGTGACGCGCGACGGCGCACGGGTGACGATCGCCGGGCGCGGGGTGCTCGCCGCGTTGCGCTGGCCGGCGGGGCTGTTGCGGTGAGCGCGCGCGAGGTGGCGCAGGCAGCGGTGGTCGCGGCGCTGCGCGTGGCGCTGGGCGATGCGGCGGCGGTGTTCGACGCGCCGCCGGTGCGCGCCGCGCTGCCGCATGTCGTGGTCGAGCAGCCCGAGCTGGTCGACTGGAGCACCAAGGACTGGCGCGGGCGCGAGGGGCGCATCGTCGTCGCGGCCTATGACGGCGGCGAGCGGCCGGTGCGGCTGCGCGCGCTCGCGGCGCGGATCGAGGATGCGGTCGAGGCGGTGCCGGCGGCGCCGGGCGACGGGTGGCGGGTGGCGACCCTGCGCTTCGTGCGCAGCCGCGTCGCGCGTGCGCCGGGCGATCGCTGGGTGGCGACGAGCGAGTTCGTCGTGCGGCTCTATCGGGAGGGCGAATGATGGCGGTGGAGAAAGGGAGCGCGTTCCTGCTCAAGATCGGCGGGGAGAGCGGCTGGCAGACCGTGGCGGGGATGCGCACGACGCAATTGAGCGTCAACGGCGATGCGGTGGCGATCACCCACAAGGGCTCGGGCGGGTGGCGCGAATTGCTGTCGGGCGCGGGGGTGCGCAGCGTCAGCGTCTCGGCGGCGGGGGTGTTTACCGGATCGGCGGCTGAGGCGCGGGTCAAGGCCAATGCGCTGGCGGGAACGCTCGACGATTACCGGCTGACCTTCGAGGGCGGCGAGACGATGACCGGCCGGTTCCTCGTCGTTCGGCTCGATTATGCCGGGGATTTCAACGGCGAGCGATCCTATTCGCTGGGCCTCGAAAGCTCCGGCGCGGTGGCGGCGGCATGACCGCGCCGGCCAATCCGGCGCGCGGCGAGGCGGCGATCCGCGTCGCGGGCGAGATGCTCGTGCTGCGGCCGAGCTTTGCCGCGCTGGTCGCCGCCGAGCAGGAATTGGGGCCGCTGTTCGCGCTGGTCGAACGTGCCGCGTCGGGCGGACTGACGCTGGGCGAGATGGTCGCCTTGTTCTGGCATTGCCTCGACGCGCCGCCCGAGGGGCTGACCCGCGACCGGCTCGGCGAGGCGGTCGCGGCGGGCGGGCTCGCGGCGACGACCCCGGCGCTGCGCGTGCTGCTCGGGCAGATATTGGCGGGGCGGTGAGCACGTCGCTTCCGCCCTCCTTCTCCCCTCCCTGGAAGGGAGGGGTCGGGGGTGGGTCGGTATGGCGGGCACCGATGCGCTCCCTCGCGGGCCAACCCACCCCCAGCGCCTCCCTTGATCAAGGGAGGGGAGAAGAGGGAGGGAGCGCCCCGTCGTTCGCCGATCGCGCCGCGCGGCTTGCGGGGCTGGCGGGGGTGATGTTCGGCTGGCCGCCCGATGCCTTCTGGCGCGCGACCCCGGCGGAGCTCGCGGGGCTGGTGCGCGCCTGTCTCGGCGACGAGGGCGATGCGGTGCCGCCCGATGCGGCGACGATCGCGCGTTTGAGGGAAAGGTTCCCCGATGGATGAGGAAATCGAGCGGCTGGTGATCGACGTCCGCGCCGACACGACGGCGTTCGCGCGCGACGTGGCGGCGATGCGCGGCGAGCTCGAAGGCCCGCTGGCGGCCGGCGCGGATCGCGCGGGGCGGGCGATCGAGCGCACCCTGTTGCGCGCGGTGCAGAGCGGGAAACTGGGCTTCGAGGATCTCAAGAAGGTCGCGCTGTCGGTGATGGCCGAGATCGCCGCCTCGGCGATCCGCGGCGGGCTTCAGCAGATCCTCGGCAGCGGCGGCTCCGGCGG